AGCGTTTCTTCAATCAACGCTTCAATGCTGATGACCCGTTCAGTTACTTTGCCGGTTTGCGGGTCACTGAACTTCATTGTGACACCGCCTTCACCATACAGTTTGTCAATATTGCCGGGTCTGTAATCTGGTGAAGTATAAGCTGCAAACATTTCTGCAAAGGTTTCATCACTGTCTTTTGCTGCGTATTTTGAAATATCTTTTTTGACACCGCTGCCAAGACGTGAATGAACACGTGACCAAGCTGCGCCAATTTTCGGGTTGCGCTGATTTGCCATGTATTTAATTGCATGCGCAACTTCATGCCTGAAGCATGCGTGTATACCGCCAGCAGTTGTTGTTGTCCACCGCGTTTGATTTCCAACAGCGGCAATTTCTTTTTCTTTGCTGCCGGGTTGCAAATAATATTGCGCAACAGTTTTCTTGCTTGCATCAATTGCAAGGTGTGTGCGCCGTATGTCACCAGCACCCGGTGCTTTTGGGTATTCTGAAAAATAACCGTGCCAGTTACCTTTTGCACCAGACTTGAAGGTCAAATACCGCATTTGTGAAGTCACACCATGCTTGATAAACCGGGCAGCTTCATATGACACAATATTCATTGCATACAGCTTTTGCGCATCAGACCAGAACTTTGTGCCTTCTTCAAACTTGACTTCATTGAAACCAAATTTTTTTAGTTCACGTGCCGCTGCTTCAATTGTCTTGTGCGGTTTCCAACCCGGCACCGGTTGCATCAGACGCGGTGTTGTTGCCGTCACACCGGGGTCTTCAGACCAGTTCTGACTTGACACCGGCATTTGCGGCACTTTGCGCAATTTCTGATTTGGTGCAACAGCAACTGGTGCATCTTTCTTTTCTGGCGGCACTGGCGGTGCGCCCGGTGCCGGTTTTGGTTCTGGTCTTGGTGCTGGTCTTGGTATTGAAGATTGACCGGTGACACCGGTTGGTTCAGCAATTGTGCGGCAACGGAAATGAAAAGGCGGCAGCGCAATGTCACCGCGTGCTGCAATATCACGTCCGGTCATGCCAGCATTGTCAAAGTCTTGCGCATCAGCAAAACCAACCTTCATGCGCACTTGATTGAAGTTGGTGAAAGGCATTGCCGCCTTTGCCGCCTGAATGTCTGGCGCACGCAAGTATGCGTCACGCTGTCTGCCAGCGTCATATGTTGAAAAGACTTTGCCGTTTAAAAATGCGCAAAGTTCAGTTGTTGTTTCATCCATTGGGTTTGACAAAACATACCAAGTGACACTGTTTTCAAGCGCAAATTCAGTGAAACCAAAAGACACTGAAGTTGACCGCACGTGTGATGCAACGCCTTTGAAGTAATCACGTGCGCTGCCCCTGAAACCCGGCGGCACTTGCGCACGGTCAGACAACTGCGGCATATCTTGGTTTGCACGTGCAACGCCAAGCGTAATGTCAAACGCATCTGCCATTGCCTTTGCAGCATCACGCAAGGGCAAACCCTGATTTATTAAAATGTCACGTGTGATTGCTTCAAGTCTTGGCCCAATGTCACGGCCATACCGCGTGCCAACCCAATACAACGCATTGCTGGCAACACCGCGTTGCGCAATCTGGTCAATGACTTTTGTTGAATACTTCACACCAAACTTTTGTGACTGGTATTTCTTTTCAGCAATAAAATACCGGCAGCAGCATGCACAATTTTGATTGCGTGCGTGCGTGCAAAACTTTCACCAACAGCATCTGCAATTGGTTGTGCAATTGCCTGTATGTCTGCATTTGACCAGTTGCCGGTGATTGTTTCACCGCGTCTGCGCATAATGTCAATTGCTTGGTCTGCCGCCTTCTTTGCCTTCTTGCTGTAATCTGTATAAAGAAGGTCAGACAGTCTTGTTTCAATTGCATCAATGCGCCGCTGTTCATTAACCTTCAGCACGTCATAAATTATGCCGTCAAGAAACTGGTCAATCATGAACAGTTGGTCATCAGTCATCTGATGAAGTTTTGCCGGGTCAACTTTTGCGCAAGCGCAAGTGCCGGTAATATGTCGGCAGCTTTCTGTCACAGTGTTGCTTCTTCTTGGTCTTCTTTTGTTAAGCTGTCAAAAGGTTCATTTATCCTTTCAAGCAGCAAGTCTTCAACGGTCTTCTTGATTTCAATTAGTTCAGTTATGCTGTCAAGATTGATGACTTCACCTTGCTTTTCGATTTCATCAAGACCAAGTAGAAACTTTGCAACCTTGGTTGGCAATGCTTCTGCGTTCAAACGCGGGTCTTGTTTCTTCACACGTTCTGCAATGGTCAGTGTGAAAGGTATGTCACCGTCAAATTTTTCAGGGTCAACGCTGCCAAGGTCAGTGCCAAAAATATCTGAAATGATTATGCGTGCAATGTTTGGCGTAATGCCGCCAGTCTTTTCAGCGTAATTCAGAATTTGCGCAAGTTCTTTGTTGTCAGTTGTGTTTGGTGAATTGCTGACAAATTGGTGATACTTCACCGCCAAAGGCGGCAGCAATTTATAATTCACAACATGGTCAACTTCAGAACGTTCTGGTGCAAACACCTGTTCATCTGCCAGTTTGCGTGAACTTTCTGCGGTTGCGCGTGTGTAATCATCTGCCCGGCCAACAAACATTGGCGGCAGTCTGAATGAACGGCGCACCTTGTCTGAATTGTTCTTGTCATATTCTTGAAAAAGCTGGTCAGTGTGTTGCACACTTGTCAGAGGTTCTGCGTGCAACTTCATGGTGCCAGCATTGCCAAGCCCTTCTTCATCTGCGCTTTCAGCTTCAAGCAGCAAGAATTTTGAATAATTGCCAGACCCGGCAATTTGCGTTTCAACAAATTCTTCAATGCGCTTGATGCTGCCGTCTGTCAACATGCCGTTTGATACCAAAACCATCATTGACGGTATGTTGTTGCTGCGCAAAGTTTTGAAGTTGATTTCTTCTGCGCTTCTGCTGCCAAGGATTGAAAACAATTGACCAACCCAACGCGGTATGCCATACGGTGACCGTGAAGAATAAATTGAAAAATGTATCACTGGGTTTGCGTGTTTGTTTTTCGGCACCTTCTTCTTGGCTGTTTCATATTCACCGGTTTCATAATTCAGCACACGCGGGTCACCAAATTCTTTGAAGAAAACATTTTTGTTATTGCGCTTGTGAACAAACATTCTGAAACGTCTGCGCACAGTAACAATCTGCATTTCAACGCTGCCGTCTGCTTGCACCATTGGTTGAAGCTGCTTGGTTTCAATTGCCTTGGTGTCTGCTTTGGTAATGCGCATGGTGTGCGCGGGTATATGATTCAAGGCAGCAGCAACTTCTGCCATGCCTTCAGTTGACTTGTTTGTGTCTGGTATAATTTCCCAATAACCGTTGCCGCAACTTTCAATGTCACGTCTGGTTTTTCTGCGCAAACGTGTGAAACTTTCACCGTCAAGCGCAATGTTGTTGAAAAAATTTGTCAGGTTCAGTTTTTCGGTTTCAACTTCTTTGCGCAGTTCATCAGTGCCTTCACGCAGCACACTGTCTTTGATTGCCCGGCGCAGATGAAAACCAAACCCTTCAATATTGATTTCCATTGCATCAAGGCACTGACCAAGTTCACTGCTGTTTTCATACATTGTTGACAGCACTTGCAAGTTGTATGGCGGCGCAATGATTTTGTTGCCAAGGTATTCTGTCTTGAACGGGTCATCAAGTATTTGCTGACTTTCAGCGTCTGTTTCAGCAACCTTGTCAACGCCAATGACCAAAGCACGCATTGCGCGTTTATTGCTTTCAGTGCCAAGACTTACTTTGTCAACCAATTGCAGTTTTCTTGCTTTTCTTTTTTCAGTCATTCAACTTGCCCTTTATATGACACCCGGTTCAGATGTCCGTTGCTTTTTCTGACCCATTTTTGAAGTGCGCAATGCAATATCAAGTGCGTCAAATAAGTCTTTGCCGCTTTCAGGCATTTCAATCAACGCATATGCCAGTGCATCAACTGCGCCGCGCACAAAGATAATGTCACCGCGTTCAAATTCTGCTGTTAATTTCCAAGCACGTGCTTCTTTGTCTTTGCTGGTTTGCATTGGTCTGGCACGCACTGCCCTTTCACGTTCATTTCTGCTGTCACGCAGTTCTTGGTATTTTGCTGCTTGATAACCGTTTGCTTCAATGCCAACACGCACCGGGTCAAACTGTTCAAACTTTTCAACAATCAATTTGGTCTGCTGCAAGAAAGTCAGCTTGCCTTTCCAACAATCAACCACGTAATACTTGAAGTTTTCTTTGTCATGAAAAACCGTGCAATGCGCAAAGTCAGCAGAACTGTCTGACTGTGAAATTGCAAGGTCAACGCCTTGAAAGACACGCATGCCGGTTGGTGTTGGTGCGTTTTCAATCCACGTGAATGAATCCCAATTGAAAATTTTGCCAGTCATCTTGTCAGTCTTTCCTTCATACTGACTTTCAAAGATGATTGACCCCATATTTTTCTTTTTGCGCAACAAAAATTCTGTTGTGAATTTATCAGGGTAAATGCTTTCACCGTTTTCATCAAAGCAACTGACAATCAAGGTTGACGTGCTGAAGTCACTGTCTTGCTTCATCAACCAGTTATATAAATCATCAAAATGATACCGCGTGCCAAGCACGTCAATTTCACCGTGCGGTTCAAGGGTTGGCAACAGTGATTTATAAAAGAAGGTCTTTGACACTTCACGCAAGTGCGGCGTGATTGTGTTCTTTTCATCAATCATGTCATCAGCAGTTATTGAATCATAGTGACCAGAAGCAACTTGTGAATCAAGACCGGTTGTTGACACAGTTGGTTCTTTGCGCACAACAGTTCTGCCAGCAACAATGATGCTGCTTTCTTCCCACTTGTCACCCTTCTGGTTGCCGAAAATTTCAATGACACGCGGGTTGGTCAAGCACGCTTTTATTTCATGCAGAAAGGCTTTGGCTTTGCCTTCTGATTTGCTGCAAAGTAAAATTCTGATGTTTGGATTTTTTAAGATGCGCCAAGTGTTCAGCACAACATTCATTGCGGTTGACTTGCCAAAACCACGCGGCCCGATTATCAGCGTGCTTCTGCGCCAGCGGTTGCCAAAGTCAAGACCCATTTTGAAACTAAGAATTTTAAAATGAAATGGCGCAATGTCATAACCAAGAAGCGCAGCAAGAATGTCAATTCTGTTTTCTTCAAGAATCAATTTGCGCAATTCGGCATTGGTTGACCGGCGCACTGCCGTCAACTGTTCAACAACCTTTTGCTTCTGTATTGCTTCTGCGCCGCGCATTGTTTTTGTTCACGTGCCTTTTTTAACTTTTCTTTTTCAGACGTTTGCCAGACTTCACCGGCAACGCTGTCTTCATCTTCTTGGTTGTCTTGACCGGCAGCGTGCGTGCTTCACGTTCTGCGGTCATATCAATCACCTTTGCGTCTTGCCCGGTGCTGCCGCCTTTAATGACTTCAACGCCGCTGTCTGTCACCGTGATGGTGTCACCAAAGTTGCTTGCCTTCAGTGCCGCCAGCGTGCCAAGTTCACGTGTCATCAGTTCATTAACTTCTTCAACCGACAAATCAGCAACAGCAATGCTGCCAATGAACTTCATGCCGGTTGGTGCTTTGTGTATCAGTTCAAATTCTTGACCGCGTGCAATAATCTTGTCATGAATGTCTGATTGCGCTTTGATTGCGCCAACCAGTGCGTTGAACTGGTTTGACTTGCCAAAGTTTTTCTTCACCGCTTCAAGGTCTTTCACCAGCGCG